CACCGCAAAATTGCTACCCTTGCCGGGGTACCGTTGGGATCGATGACCTACTATTTTTCAGGAATTGATGAGTTGTTGCTGGAGGCGTTCAGCAGTTTTACTGAGATTATGTCCCGGCAATATCAGGCATTTTTTAGCGATGTTAGTGATGCTCAAGGCGCATGCCAGGCTATCACCGATATGATCTACAGCTCACAGGTTGCAACGCCGGATAATATGGAGCTGATGTACCAGCTCTACGCGCTGGCTAGCCGAAAACCGCTATTAAAAACGGTAATGCAAAACTGGATGCAGCGCAGTCAGCAAACGCTCGAACAATGGTTTGAACCCGGAACCGCCCGCGCGCTTGATGCGTTTATTGAGGGGATGACGCTGCATTTTGTCATCGACCGTAAGCCGCTATCGCGCGAGGAGATTTTGAGGATGGTTGAGAGGGTTGCAGGGTAGTAGATAAGTTTTAGATAACAAAAAACCCATTTATGTAAATGGGTTAATGAAAACAATAAGTTAGATTAAAAACAATAAGTTAGGTTGGTGGTCAGTGGTGGTTATTACGGGGTAATGCCAACCGCTGCCGCCACTTTGTCGCCACTTGTTTTACCTTAGACGCCAGGGGCCTCTATCTTCAATCTGTTCGACTAACCCCTCCTCTTCTAGTTCACGCAATAGTGCAACAACCCAATATTGTTGGTTCGAACTTGTTGCTTTCCGTTTTTCTCCCCAATCGAGGCCGCTTAGACGAAATACCTCAGCTTGCTTAACGCCGTTGCCGTTTTTTTGGGCATCTGGGTGAGTTTTAAGTACGGATAAAGCCAATTCTTTGGCTCTGTTGCGCAATTCCGCTCCCTGATGCTGAAACTTATTCATTGATAGTGCTCCATGTGAAAAAAAAGAATATTAGCTCAACAGGGCAAAATACGCATTTTCAAAAACTTGCTATTGATGTTGGTAGTGTTGCCAGCGGATTAAACCGTAATGCAGTTTCCAGGTGATCCGGTGCCAGATGTGCGTAACGCATAGTCATTTTTATATCGTGGTGTCCGAGAATTTTTTGTAAGGCCAGAATGTTTCCACCCGACATCATGAAGTGCGCCGCAAACGTATGGCGCAGAACGTGTGTCAGTTGACCGCGAGGGAGCACGATAGACGTTTTTTCCATCACGGATAAAAATTGAAAATAGCAGTCTGTAAAGAAATTGAACCCATCAAGCGCCATGATCTCTTCGTAAAGCTCTTTACTGATAGGGATGCTTCTGTTTTTCTTCCCCTTCGTTCTTACAAAGGTAATTCGGTATTTGGTCACCTGTGAGCGGGTAAGATTTACGGCTTCACGCCAACGTGCGCCTGTGCTTAAGCATATCTTAACTACCAGTGCCAGAATTGGGTCCTGACGTTTGCAATCAGCCAGCAATTCAACAATCTGCTCATGGGTAAGCCATGCCATCTCTTTTTCTGCGATGGTGAATTTTCGCATGTTCTCCAGTGGGTTCGGATACGACCATTCGCCCAGACGGGATAGTTCGCTAAAAACACTACTTAGATAGCTTTGCTCCAGGTTAATGGTGACCGGGCTTGCTCCTTTCTTCCATTTCTCGCTGAAGTAGATCTCGCCTGTCAGGCGTTTATCTCGATAGTGGGCAAACATTTTAGAGGTGAGATCGGTTGCAAGAGGATTGCCCAGAGCGTCAACCATCAACAGCAATTTGTCATAGACATGCTGCCCAGCTGTCAGAGATTTACCATGTAGTTTGAACCATAGTTCAACCACGTCTTTCAGTGTTCGACGATCCACTGATTCACCCAGCCAGGGCTTTGCTTCGGTTTCTTCCATCGTGTGGCGCTCAAAAGCCAGAGCTTCGCCTTTGGTGGCGAATTGTTTACGCACACGACGCCCACTACGTCCGGCGGGGTAACATTCGCAAAGCCATTTTCCTGTGGTGAGTTTTCGTACTGCCATAAAAAATGCCCTCCAATAGAGAGTATTTTTACTGTATGTATAACCAGTGTCAATGTATGAAATCTTGCGACCATACATCTCACTGAAGCCATAATGAAGTTGGCTATTTTTTGCTATGTGAGTATGTAACTTTTGCGGTTAGCCTGCGGCTCATTGTTATATTAGGCGCAGATATAAAAGCAAAGTTTATCGTGAGTTTTTAGTACAGATTTTTTTGGATTTACTAATAGTTCCATCATTGCAAACAAATTTTCCATCGGAGGTACAGTGAGATACACCACCCTTTTTCCCAGAACAAGGATAATTTTTAGCATAGGTAGTTAGTGGGCTTAATAACAAAGAGCATGATAAAACCACAAAAAATACTTTACCAAGCATAGTTTCCTCCCGGTATTATCTAACATATTTAACTGTTAAACTTATAATTTTTCCAATTATTTCAACATCTTCTATCTTGCAGTCGAAGGCTCTGTTTCCACCTTCAACGAAGATTCTTCCACCGGGTAAACGAGTAATGTCGCGGATTGTTATCTCGCCATCAATACTTATTACCCATTTACCATCACGTATATCATCAAATTCTTTATCACAAATAAATTCAGAATTGTTATCTGTGATGACAAAAGGTTTTTTAAACGTAGAGGGTAGAAATCCCTTATCAAAAATATAAAAACCGTCTTCACGCAAGGCACCATCAGATAATACATATTTAGCAACTTCCATAGTATTTGTATTACCTGAAGTTTGCTTTGAACCATGTCCAGTTGTGAGCCAATTAAGCGAGGTGCCCGTTTCAAGGGCGCACTGGATTACCCATTCTGCTGGGAATGAGTCACGCATGTAGCGTGTGGCGAGTGTACTTTTAGAGATTCCTAAATGATCGCACAACGCCTGTCGAGTTTTGAATCCATAAGCTTCTACCATGCGCTCTATAGCGCCTCGTCCGCCTTTCTCCAAATTCATGGTCACTCCAAGTGAACTTTTATCTTGACGATTTCACTGTGCGATCGTATGTTTATGATGTTCACAAAATACAAACGATCCGTATTCGTCCTGATTAATCATCATTAAACGAGGAATGTTGCATCATGAGACCTAACATTTCAATCACTCTTACCACGCCTCATGTGACTATTGAACGCTATAGCGAGCTGACAGGGCTGTCCATCGATACCATCAATGACATGTTGGCTGACGGACGCCTTATCCGTCACCGTCTGCGCAAAGATAAAAAACGCGAAAAAGTGATGATCAACATAGCAGCCATGACCGTTGATGCGCTTTCAGAATGCAATCTAAACCTTAATTAGTTCGATTCTGAAATACATCAGAGGCATTGACCATGTTTGATTACCAAGTTTCCAAACATCCACATTTTGATGAAGCCTGTCGTGCATTCGCACTGCGCCACAACCTGGTGCAACTGGCAGAACGTGCAGGCATGAATGTGCAGATTCTGCGGAACAAGCTGAACCCAGCTCAACCTCATTTATTAACCGCACCAGACATCTGGCTGCTTACCGATCTGACTGAGGACTCAACACTGGTAGATGGTTTTCTGGCACAGATTCATTGTCTGCCATGTGTTCCGATTAATGAGGTGGCAAAAGAGAAACTGCCGCATTACGTCATGAGTGCAACTGCAGAGATAGGACGTGTCGCGGCAGGTGCGGTTTCTGGCGATGTAAAAACCAGTGCAGGCCGTCGTGATGCGATCAGCAGCATTAACTCTGTAACACGACTGATGGCGCTGGCTGCTGTTTCATTGCAGGCCCGTTTACAGGCTAATCCTGCGATGGCGAGTGCAGTTGATACCGTGACTGGCCTCGGTGCTTCATTCGGTTTGCTGTGAGGTGCTTATGCTGACGAAAGAACCATCATTTGCATCGCTGCTGGTAAAACAAAGTCCGGCAATGCACTACGGTCACGGCTGGATCATGGGGGAGGATGGTAAACGCTGGCATCCGTGCCGTTCACAAGATGAATTGCTGGCAGAACTATCTACGAAAAAACGGGGGAACAAATGGCTATTGAAGGCGCTGCGGCGACTGTTCCATTAAGCCCCGGTGAACGCCTGAGTGGACTTAATCACATAGCGGAATTAAGGGCGAAAGTTTTTGGCCTGAATATTGAGTCAGAGCTTGAGCGGTTTATTAAAGATATGCGTGATCCACGGGATATCAATAATGAACAAAATAAACGGGCACTGGCTGCTATATTCTTTATGGCAAAAATTCCGGCTGAACGTCATAGCATCAGCATTAATGAGCTGACCACTGACGAAAAGCGGGAGCTGATTAAAGCAATGAATCATTTTCGTGCAGTGGTGAGCTTATTTCCCAGACGGCTAACCATGCCGAATTAACCAACTAATGAAATTAATGGCGTAAACCCGCCGGGCATCCCTTTATCTAAATTCAGGAGAATTGATTATGCGTAATATTGAAACCCTCACGACTAAAACCGGACCGGATGACGCAGGGCTTAATATTTTACTGACAGAGGCTCGTCTGGAAGAACGCCGGGCAAGGGCTGAAGCAATGGCAGCTCGCCTTGATCGCCTGGCGTGTCATATCACATCCCGCCAGCTAAACCACGTCGAAGCGGCAGAACTGCTGCGTGTGACCGCTGAAGCAATCCAGAACGAAGCGCAGGAGATCCACTAATGGCTGATGCAATGGATCTCGTACAGCAGCGCGTTGAAGAAGAACGCCAGCGCCATATCCGTGCTGCCCGTGCCAAAACACCGGGCGTGTCTCGCGTGCTTTGTATTGAATGTGAAGCGCCAATTCCGCCAGCACGCCGCCGCGCCATTCCAGGAGTGCAGCTTTGCATTACCTGCCAGGAAATCGCAGAGCTGAAAGGTAAACATTACAACGGAGGTGCTGTATGAGCACCATCCTGAAATGGGCGGGAAATAAAACCGCCATTATGTCCGAACTGAAAAAATACCTTCCTGCTGGCCCGCGACTGGTTGAACCTTTCGCGGGTTCTTGTGCTGTGATGATGGCGACGGATTACCCCAGCTATCTGGTTGCGGATATTAATCCTGATTTAATCAACCTCTATAAAAAGATTGCCGCTGATTGCGAAGCGTTTATATCTCGTGCCAGAGTTTTATTTGAGGAAGCAAACAGTGAGCTGGCTTATTACAACATAAGACAGGAGTTTAATTACTCAACTGAAATTACTGATTTCATGAAGGCGATATATTTCCTGTATCTCAATCGTCACGGTTACCGTGGTTTATGTCGCTATAACAAGAGCGGGCATTTCAACATTCCCTACGGTAATTATAAAAATCCGTATTTCCCTGAAAAAGAAATTCGCGCATTTGCAGAGAAAGCCCCGCGGGCAACGTTTATCTGCACGAGCTTTGATGAAACGCTGGCGATGTTGAAGGCGGGGGATGTGGTGTATTGCGATCCGCCTTATGACGGTACGTTTTCCGGCTATCACACTGATGGTTTCACTGAAGATGACCAGTATCACCTGGCATCCGTTCTTGAACATCGAGCATCTGAAGGACATCCGGTCATTGTTTCTAACAGTGACACATCCCTGATCCGTTCGCTGTATCGCAATTTCACTCACTACTACATCAAGGCAAAACGCAGCATCGGCGTGTCGGCTGGCGAGAGTAAATCTGCAACAGAAATCATTGCTGTTTCCGGGGCGCGCTGCTGGGTGGGATTTGATCCTTCGCGTGGCGTGGATAGTTCTGCTGTGTACGAGGTGCGTGTATGAGTCATGCCGATATGAGCGACTCTAGCGGCTTTAACGAGGCCGCTGCAGCATTTTCATGGAACGGCCCGAAAAAGGCCATAAACCCTTATCTGGACCCGGCGGAAGTTGCGCCGGTTTCTGCGCTTTCAAACCTGATCACTCTGTATGCTGCCGATAACGAGCAGGAACAGCTGCGCCGCGAGGAATTGAGTGAACAGGTCTGGGAGCGTTATTTCTTTAATGAATCCCGTGATCCTGTCCAGCGCGAAATGGAGCAGGATAAGCTCATTAGTCGGGCAAAGCTGGCGCATGAGCAGCAGCGTTTTAACCCGGACATGGTCATTCTGGCGGACGTCAGCGCCCAGCCCACCCACATCAGCAAGCCGCTGATGCAAAGTATCGAATACTTCTGCAGCCTTGGCAGGCCAAAGGCTTATTCCCGCTATTTGCGTGAGACGATTAAGCCATGTCTGGAGCGACTGGATTGTGTACGCGACAGTCAGCTATCTACTTCTTTCCGTTTTATGGCAAGCCATCAAGGGCTGGAGGGCCTGCTGATCCTGCCTGAAATGAGTCAGGATCAGGTGAAACGCCTGTCCACCCTGGTAGCTGCGCATATGAGCATGTGTCTTGAGGCCGCTTGTGGTGATTTGTATACCAACGATGACGTAAAGCCAGAAGAAATCCGCAAGACATGGGAAAAGGTGGCAGCGGAAACCCTGCGTCTGGATGTTATCCCGCCTGCGTTTGAGAAACTTCGTCGGAAAAGAAACCGCCGCAAACCTGTGCCCTATGAACTCATTCCGGGTTCGCTGGCACGTATGCTTTGCGCCGACTGGTGGTATCGAAAATTGTGGAAGATGCGTTGCGAATGGCGGGAAGAGCAGTTGCGTGCTGTCTGTCTGGTCAGCAAAAAAGCATCTCCCTATGTCAGCTATGAAGCAGTGACGCATAAACGTGAGCAGCGCCGCAAGTCGCTGGAGTTTTTCCGTTCTCATGAACTGGTGAACGAAGACGGAGACACGCTGGATATGGAAGATGTGGTAAACGCCAGCAGCAGCAACCCGGCACATCGCCGCAATGAGATGATGGCCTGCGTTAAAGGTCTGGAGCTTATCGCGGAAATGCGCGGTGACTGCGCCGTTTTCTACACCATCACATGTCCGTCACGTTTCCATTCCACGCTCAATAACGGCAGGCCCAACCCGACCTGGACAAATGCGACGGTAAGACAAAGCAGCGATTATCTGGTCGGCATGTTTGCTGCATTTCGTAAGGCGATGCACAAAACCGGGTTGCGCTGGTATGGCGTACGGGTGGCTGAGCCGCACCATGACGGTACTGTGCACTGGCATCTCATGTGTTTCATGCGCAAAAAAGACCGCCGCGCCATTACTGCATTGTTGCGTAAGTTTGCCATCCGTGAAGACCGCGAGGAGCTGGGCAATAACACGGGCCCACGCTTTAAGTCTGAGCTGATAAACCCACGCAAAGGAACGCCGACAAGCTACATCGCAAAATACATCAGTAAGAACATTGACGGGCGTGGTCTGGCTAACGAGATCAGCAAGGAAACGGGTAAATCCCTGCGTGATAACGCCGAATACGTTAATGCCTGGGCGTCTCTGCATCGTGTTCAGCAGTTCCGCTTCTTTGGTATTCCGGGGCGCCAGGCTTACCGTGAACTTCGCTTGCTGGCTGGTCAGGCGGCAAGGCAACAGGGTGACAAAAAAGCAGGTGCGCCGGTACTGGATAACCCGCGCCTTGATGCCATCCTGGCTGCTGCTGATGCTGGTTGTTTTGCCACCTACATCATGAAGCAGGGCGGCGTACTGGTTCCCCGCAAATATCACCTCATCAGAACCGCTTATGAAATCAACGAAGAGCCAACCGCCTATGGCGATCACGGTATTCGTATTTATGGCATCTGGTCACCCATTGCAGAGGGCAAGATCTGCACTCATGCAGTGAAGTGGAAAATGGTTCGTAAGGCCGTTGACGTTCAGGAGGCGGCAGCCGACCAGGGCGCTTGCGCCCCTTGGACTCGTGGCAATAACTGTCCCCTTGCTGAAAATTTGAACCAACAGGAGAAAGATAAATCAGCTGATGGGGACACCAGAACGGATATTACCCGCATGGATGACAAGGCGTTGCACGATTATCTGCACAGTATGAGCAAAAAAGAGCGCCGGGAACTGGCAGCAAGGTTACGCCTGGTTAAGCCGAAACGGCGTAAAGACTACAAACAGCGAATTACAGATCATCAGCGACAGCAGCTCGTCTATGAACTGAAGTCCAGAGGATTTGATGGCAGCGAGAAAGAGGTCGATTTACTCCTTCGCGGTGGCAGTATTCCGTCAGGAGCAGGCCTGCGTATCTTCTATCGGAACCAGCGTTTGCAGGAAGATGATAAGTGGCGAAACCTGTATTAATTACGCGGGTTAACAATTCGTGCTCTTAATAATACCAGGCATATCAGGCTGATGAACGTAAAAAAACGTTTTACATCAGTAAGATTATTATATACTGTAAATATAAACAGTGATTATATATACAGTATTGCTTTGGTGTCATAGGAGGAAAGATGCAGGACTATTTTTTGGAGTCTTTGAAGCTCCAGCGCATTGATTTTTTTCTTAAGCTTGTAGCGGCTAGTGAGTGTAGTGATGAAGAGAAGGGGCTGGCTCTGCAGTGGGTTTCTGAACTGACAGATGAACTCATGGCAAAAATCAGAACCCACGAATACAACCGCTCAATGGATGTCATCAGCTGAGGTGACTTTTATGCGCATTGAAATAATGATCGATAAAGAGCAGAAGATTAGCCAGTCTACACTGGACGCCCTTGAATCCGAGCTTTACCGCAATCTGCGCCCCCTGTATCCCAAAACGGTAATTCGTATTCGCAAAGGTAGCTCTAACGGTGTGGAACTGACCGGACTGCAACTGGACGAAGAAAGAAAACAAGTGATGAAAATTATGCAGAAGGTGTGGGAAGACGACAGCTGGCTGCATTAAGAAACGTTGCTGGCGTCTGAACTTGTTTCTGGCGTCAGCAAGGTTGAACAACGAGCCCTTGCGAGGCGTTAGCTCTGTAGTGCATGTCTATGCCGCATGAGATCGCATGATCGTTTGAGGATCGTTTTTGCTAAGGCCCGCCAGAACTGGCGGGCTTTTGCGTAGATCATGCACCTGCATGAAAACCACTACATAAAGCGGGCAGGCGTGGCGGGGATACGAGCGCGCGCTGACATCGTTAAGTATTGACATATCAGATGTTTAAATAGGAAAATTACCAAAATCCAGAAAAAAGAAAAGAATATGAAGAAGTTAACTGCGAGACAAAGAGAGATTGACGTAAAACGCTCGATAAAGTTACGACAAGGACGTGCTAAAGTTAGAAAAAAAGGTAAATCATTTCACTATAATGTTGAATGGCGTAAGGCTAACTATTGGATTGAAGAACAATCAAAAAATGGATTAGATGTACAATTTGTAAGTAAAAAAAAGAAAGGGTTAATTCTAACTTTACCTTCTGAAATGAATTTTTCTACACACTACGATGTTACTGTTCAGCATATTAATGCGATTCGAATGTTATCAGAGAGAAAAGGATTGCCTAATGCAGGTTATCAATTAGCATCTGTTAATTTTTGTAATTTGAAGAAAACATCGACATCTGCAGCTCTTGTGTTAACTGCAGAGTTATCTAAATGGGATGATGCGATTAGGCAGAGGTTGACTCCAAAAATAGACGGTTGGGATAAAAATGTTCTACGTAATTTCTATGAATTGGGGTTCTTTGATTTATTCAAAAAAAGCAGGGATATAAAATTAAATTTTAATGATGAGTATTCAAAAATAAAAGGTAAGCGATTTGTAAAATATCTTAAAGGAAAGTGTGGGGAAATTAAGAAAACAAAAGTATTAAAAGAGGAGATTATTAAATTAGTTGGTGAGTCTATTGAAAAATGGACTTTCTTACATGGGGGCCTAAGTGAGGCTATTACCAATGTTTCTCATCATGCATATCCTTCTGATTGCGGATATAAAGAATATGATAAGAACTGGTATCTAACAGGATCTTATCATTTAGAAAGTAAGGAATTGAAGATAGTTTTTTATGATCAGGGTGTTGGTATCCCTAAAACTTTACCTGCATCAAAAGTTTGGGAAAAGGCATTAAATGTATTAGCATCAATTCCTGTATTGGAGCGATATCGTGATGAAGCACTCTTGAAAGCTGCGGTAGAGTTGGATAGGACAAGTACAGAAGAGGGAGATCGTGGTAAAGGCCTACAGGATCTACTTGAGTTTATTAAACAAAGAGAAAATGGTTATTTATCAATCATGAGCCTTAAGGGACTTTATAAACACTCAATGAATCAAGGTAATACAAAAATAAAAACTAAGAGTTTTGCATCCCCAATCTATGGTACACTAATAACTTGGAGTGTATCTCTTGATTGAGATGGAGGTTTAATATGAAAAATCTAGAAATTAATATAGGGAAAGAGTTTTCTTCTACTCCTTCAGGACGTTTCTATTCTGATATGACAGATAGCAGCGGCGAACAGTTTAGAGAGGAGCTTTTATGGCCTCGCTTACAGTTGCTTAAAGAAAAGCAAAAGATCGACATTATTTTGGATGATGACGTTGAAGGTTATGGTTCTTCTTTCCTCGTTGAAGGTTTTGCCGGTATAGTAAAATATGGATATATGGATAAACAACAACTATTAAGTAAACTTGAGTTAATTCAGAGAGATCCTGATTTTGCTTTGTTTAAGAGAAAAATAATACAATATATTAACGAGGCAGTGTTTGATTCAAAGGTTTATGAAAGTACCAAACCTATTTATTTGTCTAAGTTGTTGACGCAAAAAACACGTAAGGAGTAAAGCAAATGGAGCCCAATTATAATTATCATTATATGATGAGTAATAATGAGCTTTATTTTAGGGCGGGTTATGATGCTCAGCAATATGGGGTTGTTTTTTCTCATTCGGCTGTTGATAATGTCGACTTGATACATATTATCAATGGTGGTTTTTCATCTGTTGCAGAAGCTATTAGTAACTCAGGAAACACCACACTTTCTGATGGGATTATACTTGCATTAGCAGGTGCGTTGAGTGCTTTTTTCTTTAATTTGATTCAAAAAGGAATTGACGCTAAGGCAAAACGTCTCACCAAATCTGGTGAAGCAATGTTATCCTTGATAAATGAATTGGAGGATATTGCAGTACGTTATTGGGTCAGAGGGCACGATTCATCTTGTGCTGATAATGAAAGCAATATTTGTGATGAGATTAATATCAAAGCCATGTTAATGACCTTGGATAAAAATATTAGGTTTATGGTTGATAATTTACCGTTAAAAAACAAGTCTTTAAATAAAAATAAGCTGGAGAAATTTTCTTCTGATATTTATGATTTGGCATCTGGTGAAGATTTCGAAGCAGAGGTTAGGCCTCCCAATAAAACAAAGGCCTTTGCTATATCGAAAAAATGTAGTGAAGCAAAAGCCATCATTCTTGGTTTGATTTAAAAACGGTAATCCTCAAAGTTAATTACTGTTATGTTTAACCAAATATTTAGCTCTGTTATTCTTTTCTGAAGAATTTCTAATTCATTTTTTACGAATACTTTGGCAGCTTTCTCCACATCCCCAAACCCCCCAACATTATTAGGCATTATCCCCATCATTTGCGGCGGCACTCGGTGTGCTGCCATCATGTCATCGCGGCTGACATTTTTGATATTCAGAAATTCATCCTTCGCCGCGACTTCTGACAGAGGAATGATCTGAAGCCCGTCCTTTTTGCCGTTAGGCGAGTACATAAACAGATTGCGGAAGTTGCCAGGGCCTTTGGCGCTTTTCATCGCATTGCGGAGGTTGTTCACATCCTCCTGGTTTTGCGCGGCATCGGTCATGTACATGATAAAGCCCGCATGACTGCCGTTAATGTAATACTTGCGACGGAACAGCGTGGCGGACTCGTTGAGCAGGGCAGACGGAATGGCAGAAAGATAACCGGGCAGGCCGTAGATCTCCTGATTAATATCCGGTTCCATTAGGTGAAAAATGCTGCCTTTCGTGAACTGATACGGTTGCGTGGTCATGCCGTATTGCACAAACCAGTAGGTATCCAGATCTAATCCGCGTCGGGTGTATTTTGCCAGGGCAGGTTCAAGGGCGATCACTTCACCGAAGCGGTTCGTGCGTTTCTCTAGGTAGGCGTTACCAAATACCAGATAGTCCTGCACAAAACGTGAAAACGCCTGCTGGCTGAGCAGCGGATGAGGGATGTAGGTGCTGGTCAGTATGTTGCACTTTACGGCAATCGGTGAGCTGTGGTGCACGGCGGCGCGAAAGGTTCGCGCCAGCCCGTCGAAACTCACTGGTGGCTCATACCAGCGGTCCATCTGTACGCATTCCACATAGTCCAGTAATTCGCGGCGGTCCAGAACAGGAACGGGATCACCGAAGCTGAATGCTTCGGCTGAAGTTTGGTTTTTATGCAGGATCTGATTCGTCGCCGCAGCGCGGTTTTTCTTACTCTTTCCCATCAAAAAATCTCCACAATATTGCTGGTATTGGCGGATTCGCCCTGCAGCGGTTCGTTAAACAGTGCGTGCATTGTTGCCCAGGCCAGATCGGCATGGCTGGCTTCTTCGCTGCGGCTGGCTTCATAGGTTGGGCGGTTGCCGCTGGCGGTGGTGGCGCGACGGATTGCCATAAATGACTGCGCTATGTCGGTGTGTCCGGCGTCAAACTCCAGACGACGGTGACTGATAATGTCGTAGGCCTTGAGTACCAGGGCGTTTTTAACGTTGGGGTTGTAGACAAACTCCCGGACGGCTGGAAAAAACGCTTTCACGTTCTCGTAAACCCCGTGGCCGACACCTGTCGAGTCGATGCCGATGTAGGTCACGTTGTACTGCTCGGTCAGTTTTTTGATGGCGTCAGCCTGGGCGCGGAAGTCCATCCCGCGCCACTGGTGACGCTCAAGAATGCGGAACTTACCACCCGGCACGGCTGGCGGTGCCACCACCACGCATCCGGCACTGTCGCCGTTCTGCGTACCTTTTGCCGGGTCATAACCGATCCACACTTCGCGCCAGCCAAACGGGCGCAGGGCCAGAGCATGAAAGTCGGTCCAGACTTCCCAACTGTCCACCATGCACGCCTGCAGCTCGCTGAGCGGAAACCAGAACGACGTCACCACGCTTGTGCGTAAAGACGGTTTCCGCTTCTGGGGTTCCCGCTGCCTGAGTGATGACCCGCTCTTTGCCTTCGAAAACTACACCCGCACGGCGCAGGTGCTGATGGACACGATGGCAGAAGCACACATGTGGGCGGTGGATAAACCGCTTAACCCGTCGCTGGCCCGCGACATTATCGAAGGTATCCGCGCCAAAATGCGCAGCCTGGTCAGTCAGGGCTATCTCATTGGTGGTGATTGCTGGCTGGATGAGTCGGTGAACGACAAAGACACGCTGAAAGCCGGAAAACTCACCATCGACTACGACTACACGCCAGTGCCGCCACTTGAAAACCTGATGCTGCGTCAGCGCATCACCGATCAGTACTTGGTGAATTTCGCCAGCCAGGTCAGCGCGTAAGGGGACAACATGGCTTTACCACGCAAATTAAAACACCTGAACCTGTTTAACGACGGGAACAACTGGCAGGGGATCGTTGAGTCGCTGACGCTGCCGAAATTTACCCGCAAATATGAGAAGTATCGCGGCGGCGGAATGCCGGGTGCGGTGGATGTGGATCTGGGGCTTGATGACAGTGCGCTGGATACAGAATTTTCCATTGGTGGTACTGAATTGCTGCTGTTTAAACAGATGGGTAAAGCCACGGTGGATGGCATCCAGCTGCGCTTTACCGGCTCTATTCAGCGTGACGATACCGGGGAAGTGCAGGCCGTGGAGCTTGTCGTGCGTGGACGTCACAAAGAAGTGGATTCCGGCGAGTGGAAGACGGGCGAAAGCAACACCACCAAAGTGACCAGTACCAACAGCTACGCGAAGCTGACCATCAATGGTGAGGTGCTCTATGAAGTGGACCTTATCAACATGGTGGAAATTGTGGACGGTGTGGACCTGATGGAAGCGCACCGCAACGCCCTCGGCCTCTGATATATCTGAACGGCGCGGGATACCGCGCCAGAACCCAATTGACAGGACAGCAAAATGAGCGATAAGCAGACTGAAAAGACCATTCAACTGGATACCCCCATCAAGCGCGGTAAAACAGAAATCACCGAAATTGTGCTGCGTAAACCGCAGTCCGGTGCGCTGCGCGGTACACGCCTGCAGGCCATTATGGATATGGATGTAAACGCGATGATGACCGTGATCCCCCGCATCTCCAGTCCGGCACTGACTGCACAGGAAATTGCAGAGATGGACCCGGCAGATCTCACTGCCATGTCGGTTGAGTTTGTCACTTTTTTGTTGAAGAAGTCGGTGCTTGCCGGTTTACCGACAGCCTGACGGTTGACGATCTGGTGGCAGATATCGCCACCATTTTTCACTGGCCGCCATCCGTTACTGACGTTATGCCGCTGACCGAAGTGCTGGAATGGCGGTATAAAGCGATTCAGAGAAGCGGGGCCAACGATGAGTGATAACAACCTGCGTCTGCAGGTCATTCTTAATGCGGTTGACAAGCTCACCCGCCCATTTCGATCTGCGCAGGCCAGTTCAAGAGAACTGGCTGCTGCTGTCAAAAAATCCCGCGATGCAATAAAGCAGCTTGATCAGGCCGGGAGCAGTCTGGACAGCTTCCGAAAGCTGCAGGCAGAAAATCAGAAATTAGGCGACAGGCTGAACTATGCCCGCCAGCGTGCAAATTTGCTCAGTCAGGAACTGGGAGCGATGGGGCCGCCTTCGCAACGTCAGGTTGTTGCTCTGGGCCGTCAACGGCTGGCTGTTCAGCGCCTGGAAGAACGCCAGAAAAAGCTGCAGCAGCAGACGGCGCTTGTGCGTGCTGAACTGTACCGGGCGGGAATTTCTGCGAAAGACGATGCGGGAGCAACTGCCCGTTTAGCCCGTGAAACATCACGTTATAACCAGGAACTTTCGAAACAGGAGGCGCGGCTGAAGCGACTGGGGGAAGCTCAGCGCAGGATGAATGCAGCGCGTGCCAGTTATGCCCGTTCGCTGGAGGTGCGTGATCGTATTGCAGGTGCCGGAGCCACCACCACGGCTGCAGGGCTGGCAATGGGTGCGCCAGTGATGGCGGCAGTAAAAAGCTATACCAGCATGGAAGATGCCATGAAAGGTGTGGCAAAGCAGGTCAATGGTCTGCGTGACGATAATGGCAACCGCACTGCACGTTTTTATGAAATGCAGGATGCCATCAAGGCTGCCAGCGAACAGTTGCCGATGGAAAACGGTGCGGTGGACTTCGCTGCACTGGTTGAAGGTGGTGCGCGCATGAACGTCGCAAACCCTGACGACAGCTGGGAAGATCAGAAACGTGACCTGCTGGCCTTCGCCAGTACGGCAGCAAAGGCGGCAACAGCCTTTGAGCTGCCAGCGGATGAACTGTCAGAAAGTCTGGGGAAAATCGCCCAGCTCTACAAAATCCCCACCCGCAATATTGAACAGCTCGGTGATGCGCTGAACTATCTGGATGATAACGCCATGTCGAAAGGGGCAGACATCATTGATGTGATGCAACGTCTGGGCGGTGTGGCTGACCGTCTGGATTATCGTAAAGCGGCGGCGCTGGGTTCCACCTTCCTGACACTGGGCGCTGCGCCGGAGGTTGCAGCCAGTGCAGCAAACGCGATGGTGCGTGAATTGTCCATTGCCACCATGCAAAGCAAGAGTTTCTTTGAAGGGATGAATCTGCTGAAACTCAATCCTGAAGTGATTGAAAAGCAGATGACGAAGGATGCGATGGGAACCATCCAGCGCGTGCTGGAGAAGGTAAACGCGCTGCCGCAGGACAAGCGCCTGTCTGCCATGACTATGTTGTTTGGTAAAGAGTTTGGCGATGACGCGGCGAAACTGGCAAACAACCTGCCGGAACTGCAGCGTCAGTTAAAACTGACAGCGGGCAATGATGCGCTCGGCTCCATGCAGAAAGAATCCGACATTAACAAGGATTCACTTTCTGCGCAGTGGTTGTTGGTCAAAACCGGAGCGCAGAACACCTTCAGCAGCCTGGGCGAAACGCTGCGCCAGCCGCTGATGGATATTCTGTACACGGTGAAAAGCGTCACGGGGGCGTTGCGTCGCTGGGTGGAAGCTAACCCGGAACTGACAGGCACACTGATGAAAGCATCGGCTGTTGTGGCTGCGGTTACCGTCGGCCTCGGCACCTTAGCGGTGGCGCTGGCTGCAGTGCTGGGGCCGCTGGCAGTGATCCGTCTGGGATTCTCTGTGTTGGGTATCAAAACGTTATCTTCCGTTACGGCAGCAGTAACTCGAACCAGCAGCGCGTTGTCCTGGCTGGCTGGCGCACCACTGGCACTGCTGCGACGCGGGCTTGCTTCATCGGGCAACGCCGCAGGTTTACTTACTGCGCCGTTGTCGTCTTTGCGCCGCACGGCATCACTGACGGGAAATGTCCTGAAAACTGTAGCAGGTGCGCCGGTTGCACTTTTGCGGTCTGGATTATCCGGTTTACGTGCTGTTGCTGTGATGTTTATGAATCCTCTGGCGGTACTGCGCGGTGGACTGGCCGCCGCAGGCACGGTGCTGCGAGTACTGGCATCTGGTCCACTGGCGATGCTGCGCGTTGCCCTGTATGCCATATCTGGTCTGTTAGGTGCTCTGCTCAGTCCGATAGGTCTTGTGGTTACTGCACTGGCGGGCGTGGCGCTGGTTGTCTGGAAATACTGGCAACCCATCACCGCATTTCTCGGTGGCGTGGTGGAAGGATTCAAAGCGGCGGCAGGTCCCATCAGTGCAGCGTTCGAACCGCTTAAGCCCGTGTTCCAGTGGATTGGCGACAAAGTGCAGGCGCTGTGGGGCTGGTTTACTGATCTGCTGACGCCCGTTAAGTCGACCTCTGCCGAACTGCAGAGCGCAGCGGCAATGGGGCGGCGATTCGGGGAGGCACTGGCGGAAGGGCTGAATATGGTCATGCATCCGCTGGACTCCCTGAAATCCGGCGTTTCCTGGTTGCTGGAGAAGCTCGGCATTGTCAGTAAAGAGGCCGCAAAGGCAAAACTGCCGGAAAGCGTGACGCGTCAGCAACCTGCGACGGTGAATGCAGACGGTAAAGTGATGATGCCATCGGGTGGTTTTCCATCATGGGGATATGGCTTTGCGGGGATGTATGACAGCGGCGGGTATATCCCGCGCGGGCAGTTTGGCATCGTCGGTGAAAACGGGCCGGAAATTGTTAACGGCCCGGCAAATGTGACCAGCCGGAGAAATACAGCTGCACTGGCTGCCGTTGTTGCCGGAATGATGGGCGTTGCTGCCGCGCCAGCAGAGCTTCCACCGTTGCACCCTTTGGCACTTCCCGCGAAAGGTGGAGAAGCAATTGTGAGTCGCGCAGCCACTGTGCCGCTCGTTCAACGGATTGAGGCACCGACGCAGATCATCATTCAGACGCAGCCAGGACAAAGTGCGCAGGATATTGCGCGGGAGGTGGCACGCCAGCTTGATGAACGTGAACGCAGGCTGAAGGCAAAAGCCAGGAGTAACTACAGCGATCAGGGGGGATACGACGCATGATGATGGTGCTGGGATTGTACGTGTTTATGCTGCGCACCGTTCCGTATCAGGAACTGCAGTATCAACGCAGCTGGCGACATGCGGCAAACAGTCGGGTAAACCGACGTCCGTCCACGCAGTTTCTGGGACCGGAAAACGACATGCTGACGCTTTCCGGTGTTCTTATGCCGGAAATAACAGGTGGCAGGCTGTCGTTGCTGGCACTGGAGCAGATGGCAGAACAGGGGAAAGCATGGCCCCTGATTGAAGGCAGCGGCACGATTTACGGCATGTATGTGATTGAGGGACTGAATCAGACTAAAACGGAGTTTTTCCGCGACGGTATGCCGCGCCGGATTGAGTTCACCCTGTCGCTCAAACGAGTGGATGAATCCCTGTCCGATATGTTCGGTGATCTCAGTGCGCAACTGAATAATCTGCAGGACACGGCAACGTCTGCCTTAAGCGATATCAGTAAAACGGTGGGAGGGCTGCTGTCGTGAATTTCAGCTCTGAACTGCTTAACAAAGGCAACAAAACTCCCGCATTCAGCATCAGTATTGAGGGCAGGGATATCACCACTGTGCTGGATAACCGCCTGATGAGTTTGACGCTGACGGATAACCGGGGCTTTGAAGCGGACCAGCTTGATCTGGAGCTGGATGACGCTGACGGAAAAATCGTGCTGCCGCGCCGTGGTGCGGTTATTACGCTGGCGCTGGGCTGGAAGGGGCAGCCGCTTTTCCCGAAAGGGGCATTCACAGTGGACGAGATTGAACACACTGGCGCACCGGACCGCCTGACTATCCGGGCGCGAAGTGCTGATTTTCGGGAAACGCTGAATACCCGCCGTGAAAAATCGTGGCATAAGACCACCGTCGGGGAAGTGGTGAAGGAAATAGCCGCGCGGCACAAGCTGAAGATGGCACTGGGTAAAGACCTGTCGGATAAGCCCGTGGAGCATATAGACCAGACTAATGAGAGTGACGGCAGTTTTCTGATGCGGCTGGCGCGCCAGTACGGTGCCATCGCGTCGGTGAAAAATGGCAATCTGTTATTCATCCGGCAGGGACAGGGCAAAAGCGCCAGCGGTAAACCACTGCCGGTGATCTCAATCACACGTAAGGACGGCGACAGTCACCGCTTTACCCTGGCAGATCGCGGAGCCTACACGGGCGTAATTGCCAGTTGGTTGCATACCCGCGAACCCGAGAAGAAAGAAAGCACCACGGTGAAGCGTAAGCGCAGGACTAAGAAGCAGAAGAAAGAGCCGGAAGCGAAGCAGGGCGATTACCTGGTGGGTACGGATGAAAACGTGCTGGTACTTAATCGCACTTATGCCAACCGGAGCAACGCCGAACGGGCAGCGAAAATGCAGTGGGAACGCCTGCAACGCGGCGTTGCATCATTCTCGCTACAACTGGCGGAAGGGCGGGCAGATCTCTACACAGAAATGCCTGTGAAGGTCAGTGGCTTTAAACAGCCGATAGATGATGCGGAATGGACCATTACGAC